CAATACTTTCGGAATTTTTATCTTATTGTTTTATATAACTAATTTGGCATTTTTCCTGAAAGTTGACCTATTTTCCACCTTTAAGAAATATTTTTTTTATTTTTTTGTATACAAATCCCCTTATAGCACAAGTTTTAGGAAAATTGGCGTAAATCCTTGCTTATTTTTTCCGAAAGTGTTGACAATTTAGGAATATCAATTATACATATAAATCAATGACTTATCCCAGAGCCGTGTTCCGTGATGCGTTTTCCTTGATTTTTGATTAAGTCGGGGTTAATAGTGGTAAACGACCCAAACCATTAACCCCAAACCCATTTTTTTGCGGTAGTCACCCGCCCACCAGAAACGATCTGTATAAGCTCTTTGCTTTCGCATTCATCTGGCTGTAAATCTTGATAAAACATCACTAATCTTTTGTCAAGTCTAAAAAATAATAATTTTATACCCAATACAAACGGGTACACAATCACGGCTCACGGGTATTTAATTAAAACTAGGGGTACTTTCGCACCCCTAGCCAAGAAAGGACGTGTAAAAATGAACTTTTTACCATTAAATTTTAGTCTTTTATTCAAAACAAGTCAACTAATATTATTACACAACCTAAACGTGTAATCGTTAAACGTGTGCAACTTATAATTGTGTGTATTTATGCAACAAAATTGTGTCTTCTATGCAACCTACTAATAGTGGTCAAATTATCCACACCCACTAATTGATATAAAATAAATTTTAAAAATCTTTTTTTAAACATAAAATTGCCTTAATTGTGCCACATTTGTCAAGGATAATAGGTATTAAGAAAAACAAAAAAAGGAAAATAAAAATGAACAAAGAAAAAAAGAAACCAATAACTTGTGATGAGTGTAATGGCGAGGGCGTTGTTTATACTCACGTAAATAAACAAGATGAAACAGATATATTTTCTTTACCCGTTGGAATATATGAAGATGAGTGCCAAGAGTGTGGTGGCACGGGACACTACACTAATTAATTAACCCAATGCCCTGACATCAGGGCATTGAGATAGTTAATAATGACTATCAAAACAAAGGAAAGTAAAATGAACGAACAAATAATAAAAGGTGTAAAAAAAATTGAACTCGGTCGAAAAGACGGGATTGATTTTAGAAAAGAATATTACACTTTAGATTATAAATACAATGACGGCGGTCGAAAAGGTGCGGGGTACAAAGGCGATGCGGGGGATTGCGTGACAAGAGCAATTTCAATCGTGACAGATTTACCTTATCAAAAAGTGTATGATGATTTAACAAATTTAACTCGTCATGTTCGATTAACCTCAAATAAAAAATGGACTTACAATGCAAGTCCAAAAGACGACTCGGCAAGAACGGGAATTCGTAAAGATATTAAAAAGGAATATCTTTTGGATTTAGGTTTTAAATGGATACCAACAATGTTTATCGGTCAAGGTTGCAAAGTACATTTAAGACAAGGCGAATTGCCAATGGGAAAATTAATTGTCGCTGTTTCAAAACATTCCGTTGCAGTTATAGACGGTGTTATTCATGATACTTATGATTGTTCTCGAGACGGAACAAGATGTGTCTACGGATATTTTCAAAAACAATAAACTTTTGTACCCCCTAATTTTAGGGGGTACTACACCTCATCAAGACCCTAACTTAAGCATATACATTCGTTTAAATAAGACTTTTTTTAATTAAAATATTTTAAAAATAATATTTGACAAAACTTGACGAATAATTTAGTTGTCAATTTGTGATTAATACGAGAATTAAATTTCGTCAAAATAGGAGTAGCCCTAGAGTTTAATCACACAAACAAAAAAGGAGTAAAAATGGCAACACTACAATTAGTAAAAGAAATAAAAACAAAAAGTGATAGCGATTTTAGAGCTGTGACTGAATTAAATGCTCTAACAACGGAGGTAGAGAAAAAATATATAAAAGATATTTTAACTCAACTCAAAGACACTTTTATAAAGAAAAAAATAAAATATCTCATTGGGGAGTTTTCGGGTGGGCATGATGAGGGTGGTTTTGATAGCACTTATTTTGCAGATGAAAACGGCGAGGCAATAACAATACAAGAAGAAGAAAAAACCTCGTTCATTAAATGGGCAGATACAGAAAAAATATACACCTTTGAAAATGCAAAACAAAAGAAAACTACTTTTTATTCAACGATTACAAACAAAAGAGTAGATGTATTAGAAGAACTAGAAGATATACTTTATAAATCTGGTTGTTTAGAAGAATATGGCAGTTTTGCGGGGGAGTTTAATGTTAATGGAACTGTAAAATTAGATGTATTCACTTATAAATGGCAAATGGACGGCAACCAATCCATTGAACAATCTGAAAGTATAAGTGATGAGGGGGAACTATAATGGCAACACCCGTAATCCACGCACAAGCAACAGTAAATCGTTATGGAGGCCGTATAGAAGATTATATTGCAATCCATAAGTGGTTTGATTTTACAAAGTCATACCACCCAGATTTTAGACACAGAGCATTACGACACCACTCATTAGGTGTTGAAGAATGTGTTGAAAAGTTTGGCGATTATATTATCAATTCAGATAATAAAAAAGTACCCGTTAAAACAATCGGCGAACAACATATCATGGAAGATTGTGGATATATCCCGTCAGTAAGTGATTGGCTAATTAATCTTCAACCTAAAAGATTTATGATGGACGCTAAAAAACTAGAAAGGAAAGTAGCATGAACGAAGATATACAAGTTATAAAAAAGTATATTAAAACTTTTAATGACAGAAAATTAAGAGAGGAATATAGATTATATACCTCACTTGAAAGACCAACGATACTTGAAAACTATTTTAAAGATTTCATTAAACAAGAAATAGACACAAGGGGGATTGGCGTATGACTATCACTCAACTAGAAAAAGAAATGATTAAAGCATTAACAATTAATTCTAAAATTGATTGGTCTAATAATGAAACAAGTCCTAATGAAGAATTTAAAAATTTAATTAAATTTATTCAAGAACTTGTTAATGAATATAAAGGAGGATAAATGACTAAAGAAGAAGTGTTAAAAGCCCTAGATGATGCTTTTATTGATTATGAAATAGTCGGGGAGCATAGTGATAGCTTTCATATTCTTGTAAGAGCAGAAGAAGATGAGGAAGAAAAATGAGCATACCAGATGTAAACATACAGATTGGCGATTTGTATGAAGAAACTTTGATGAAATATGCAAGTGGGAAACTTACAAAAAACGGAATAATAATGTCGCCAGAGGACGCATTGGAATATTTTAAAAGCAAAGCAATAGATGAGGGCTTTGCAGAAGATACCATTGACGGCTCGGCGGAGGAATTAATTTGTGATTTGGAAGAAATAGAAGAACAAAAGTTTTACGAATACAAGGAGGAAAAATGAAAAGAAAAATAGAAAGCGAAGAAATAAGAATGCACTTATCAAGACCCGCTACTATTAAAAAGGACGGAATGGAGGGACTAACTTATACAGACAACAAAAAAGAGGCCACTAATGTATGTGTTTGGTATGACATAGCATATAAGGACGGCGAAGTTGATATGATTGCAGAAAAAAACTTTCATATTGACGAATATAAGTCTTTAGAAAATGCTGAAAACCAAGCATATAAATATGCTGATAAGTTATCTAATCGGTTTAAAACTAACATTAATTATTATTAACAAGGAGGAAAAATGAAAGACGCTAGAGATATCGTATTATGGCTAGAAGAAGAAATAGCCTATTACGAAATGAGAAAAGAAGAACAGAAATCATTATCTAACAAAGACGAGGCTAGATATATGATGTCACAAGAACTATTGGCTTGGATATTAGATTATAAGTTTGATCCTAAATACGCCGTGAGCCGTGTTCCGTGTGACGAGGCACAAGACACTAAATCATATGGGAGCAGGACATGAGAATAATACGCTTAAAAAGATCGCAATATGAAATTGCAAAAGGATTAGGTGTTCCAATAAGACCCTTAACCAAAGAAGAAAAAAGGCAATTAGCTAAACAGAAAGACGAGAAAAACTATTGGCTATTGGTGCTTATTATATCTTGGTTATTATTAATATTAACAATAATAATATGGAAGTAAAAGAGTACGGAGTAAAAAAGTCTTGGGACGGTTGGCGCACCTTTGCCTACGTTCGTGACGGTACACCAATGGGACTGATGCCTATAACTTGGGCAAATGAACTGTTTAAAACTAAACAAAAAGCTAAAGACTTTATAGAAGATTTAGCTAAAAAATATAATTGGAAAAATGACAAATAGATACTTAAAAGCTATAAAAAAATTACTTAAAGCCTATCATAAAAAATTTGATGCCTTTGGTAATGAAAGGAAGAAAAAGAAATGAAAGCATGGACACCGCCTAAAGAATATTTAGACGCGCCTCAACCGCCACGTCATTATAAATACGTTTGGTTAAGGTTTGATAGTCGTACTAAAAAGTTTAAATACCCATTAGTAAGACATAAACAACTTAAAAATAAAAAAAGATTTCCTTTTATTTACATTAAACATTATGGTAAATGTGTAGGTATAGAGGGATTAACATTAGCTAAAATAAAGTTATGAAAATACCACCAACAGAAAAACAATTAATACACAATCATTTAAGAGAAATAAAAGGTATGAATAGTTTTATAGATTATTTATTGTCTGAAATTAAAAAAACAATAAAGGAACAAGGAACACTATTTACTACTGAACACATTATAATGTTGTGTAAAGATAAGAAGAAACTAAATAACAGAAAGTGGAAACAAATGGTTAAAAGAATAAATAGGTTAAAAAACATAGACCCTAGCCCTAATCATATCTACGTTCAACACGGCGAAAGTGACTTTAACTCTTGGAATAAAATATGAAAGTAAAAGAACTAATTAAACAGTTAAAACAATACAAAGATGAAACAGAAATTGTTTTTAAGATTGTAGCGCCAGAGGAAGTGAGTGATGATGACACTAGAGATATCACAGTCACGTGGTACGGGGAAATTGGTACATCTCTATTGCATGAGAAACCACCCATACTAGAAATTGGACTACAATATGAAGATGAAAAAGATTGGAGTAAGGAGTGGAAAGACAGCTACGACAATTACTACAATGACGAACGAGGATAACACAAGACATAAACATAGGAGTACAAATGCCAAGTAAAGAATGGTTAGAAAAAAACAAAGGTAGACGTAAAAAGTACCAAGCGGAATATTACTTAAAAAACATAACAAGACTTAAAGAATATAAACGTAATTGGTATCAGGAGGTCAGAAAGGAGAGCCAATGACATTTAAAAATAAATTATTAGTTTGCTATATATTACTTGTTGTAATGTTTGCACTATGAAAATAAAACGTTGGATATTTAATTTCTTTTGGTATATGAATAAGAATAGGTATGACGGCCAAAGGATTAGTTTATCAGAAAGATTTAGAGTTTTTTGGAAACTGCGCAATGAAAAGACTTGGGACGAAAAGTTTCAAGAATGGCGTAGTATGAAACCATAAACGATCTTTGTATATCTATTTTGCGTCATAGATGTACAATGCACACGTAAGCGTGTCGGTGGGGTAGTTAGAATTAGGAACTCTAGCTACCCCCAATTATAGACTACTATTTATTCTTCGTCATCATCATCGAAATCATTATCAGAGTCACATTCATGACTTTCTAATTCTTCGACTTTTTCTCTGATAGTTTCAATATCTTCATTAATTCTATCAAGTATGTCTTGGATTGTTTCTTTTTTCTTTCCCATGATATTGCCTCCCGCACGAATTATGTGCGTTCAGCATAATGGGATCAATAGCCAGTGGAAATTAAAATAGATGTAAAAACGGCAGTAGTGGCTTGTATTACAACTTTTCTTAAACTTTCTAATCGTTTGCGGTGGTATTTCTTACTTTCGTACTCTTGGCATTTTTTATACAACTTATATTGTAAATAATATTTACCCCAAGCTACTTGTTTAAAATTAAATGTAATATCCCCTCGTTTAATAGCTTGTATATATTTTTCATTAATATGTTCAGGAGTGAAACCTGACCAATAACATACCTTTTGAAAATCTTCTCCACTATTGATTATCCAATCGTGCGCCTCTAATTTAATAATACTTGATTTACGATCTGATTGAGTGATTAATGTATCTTCAATGGCATTAACAAGTACACCACGCCATAGCTTTTGTTCTGGAAGTAATTCCTCGTTTTTTAAGGCAATAGTTGCAAAATCAATGCCCATAATTTTTAACAAGGTAAGAGAGTAAGTCACGATAGTACAGTATTAGTTCTGGGTCTTTTCGTGTCTTGAGAAAGTATTGGTAATCATCATATACGTCCTCTATCAAGTCTGTAATATGCTGTCCAGACCCTTGCCCTTGTCTTAAATCTACTAGAGAATCAAACTTTTGCATACATAGATTGTACGCACTATTTATTAACTTTTCCACCCTCAACAACTTTTAATTTTAAAATTTTTGCCTTGTTTTGAATAGATTTTTTGTGATGTATTTTCCATATGAAGTGTATATCAGTTAAAAACTGTTGGTCAAATTGTTTATAACCAAATTTATAGCCTGTATACAACTGAAACATAGTACCTGCAACCAATGAATAGTCTTCAATATTCAATTTTCTTGATAAAATCATTAAAGATTTGTGTAAATTATTCATTTGTTGTTTTTTTGTCATATAAAGTGTTAGTTTATAGTGTTATTTTTAGTTAAAGGCAAAATATTTTTGTTTTCTTTTAATATATGACGTAATAAATCGTTAAAATCTGCATCTGTTAATACACCCCTATATAATCTGAAGCCTTGTCCGATTAATGTAGAGGCAACAAGTTGTGGATCATCATACTTTTCTAATAAATCTAATACAATTTTATACATTTCTTCATAAATTCTAAGCAATTTTGCTTGTTCAATTACGTTTAATTTTTTATTTGCCATTGTTTAAATACAAAATAAAGATAATAATACATAGTAAGATTGCAAAGAAGCCATAAAGAAAACCAAGATCAAAAAAAATATCAATCATTTTTATAGAATTCTTTTTCCCAACGTTTATGTCTAAAATATGGAACCCATACATATGGAAAAAGTAAAGATAATTTTAATATTGCCCAATTAATAAATTTCCATGGCTGTGGTAGTGGACGCATAATATCTATAAACAAAACAGCTCTAAGTTTATCTGTCCCATTTACAGCAACATGTTCATAAGTATCATCAAACAATACAGTTTTACCTTCTTTCCAGTAATATTTCTCACCACCATTAATTAACATGCATTTTGTTTCATCGGGAATAATTAAGCCAAGGTGCATACGCAAAACTCCAGACCAAGGGCCTTCATGTGGATTTAACATTTTATGTGGCCCCAAAACAGAAATATAAGTTGAAATAACTTCTTTGTGTTTATTTATAATTTCCATTGTTTTGGGCGCAAGTTTTTGATTTTTTTTAAAATTAATATTGGCAGCTTTAAAGAAAAACAACCTCCACTTATCATCATTAGAAATATAAACTTGATCCGGAGAAATTAATTGAAATGGAGTTAGCTCATCATAACGTTTTAAAATATCTTCAGCTTCTTTTTTTATAATAGAAAAATTATCTTCTAGTTCTTTAGCTACGGGGAATGTATAAGGATCAAAAAACTTTTTATCCCCAATCAAACAATGTTTACGGAATTTCTTTTTTAAAAGTCTTTCAATAAATAAAGTACTAATTTGAAATTCCATGACTTAATCTTTTTTAAATTTACCATTTAGTAATTTCTTTTTAAATTCTGATAAAGATATTTTTAATTTTTTAGCTTGAAATTCACAGTAGTCATGTAATAATTTTGATATCATTGCATTGGGTGCTCTATATTTTTTATCACATATTGCTACTAGTAAATCGTAATCAGACTTTTTTACTGCAACACTTTTCCATTTAGTTATATCCATATTATTTCTCCTTATGATAATTTTATCTATAAGATTAGTTGTTTATACTGTCAACTGCAAAAAATCAAGCATTTAAGCCACTTTTTTAATGCTTGTTAATCATGTAAATAGTATGATAAGATAAGCCTATGAGGTCTTATCGCTTCACCGTTCGGTTTGCAGGTCAAAGAATTACACATGACTTTAAGGCAACCAATGATGATGAAGCGGGTAAAAACTTCATCAACGAACTGAAAGCTGGTAAAGGAACTTGGGTTAAAGAAATAACTTATAGTCCTAGCAAGATGTTCATAACATACGAGGAACTAAATGGTGCTTCAAACTGAAGAAACATTAATTGCTCAAAAAATGAAATTGGAATCCAAATGGAATTTCCAATATTTAGAGCAAGGCCAAGTAACTCTTGATATGTTGCAAATTGAATATGAGCTGAAAAAGTTAAAAGCTAGATTGATTGAACTTGCAGCAAAAAAAGCTTGGTCAGAAGTAAGTACGACTGAAGAAGAAATTGAAAGAATAGATTCAATCGCTTCTTAGTTAAATAAATTAAGCTCTTCTAACTCCTTCGCTTAGGAGATGGAGACAATTTTCTGTGTATTTTTGCATCGGTGGTTTGAATAAAAATTCAAAATCAGTCGGTGGTGTACCTGCGCAATGCATATTCCAAACAACTACATTTAATTTAGATAAGAAATTTGTTTCTTTATCATTTTTAGCTTTATAAAACAAACTTGCATCTGCTAATTTACTTTTAGTTAAAATTTTAAATCTATGATTACCATTTCTTAGATTATTATTTTCATCTAAAACCATTGGACAAAGTAAACCGTTTTTTTCCATATCTTCTCTTATTGCTACTTTGAAGTCTTGGTGTACTCCATGTGTAAGTTTAATATTATCAAAATAAACCAATTCTAATCTTGATGGAAACAATTGATACAAAGGATGTACAATTGTTCGTAATCCTTGATCTCTAGTTTTAAGAAGCTTGTCCAAAATCATCTCCAATACTTATATCAACAACGCTAGGTACTTTAAACTCCATACAGTTTTCCATAATGTGTTTAATTTTTACTTCGTCTCCCTCTTTTACATTAAAACATAATTCATCATGAATTTGTAATATAGGAAGATAACCTGCCTCATAACAACTAACAATAGCTTGTTTAGTTTGATCTGCTGCCGATCCTTGAATCAATCTATTTAAGGCTTTGTAAGTGAAAGCACGTTTAATACCGTCTTTACCATATTTAGCAACTGCATTTTCAAATGTTTCTGCACTATGTAAACCAAAGTCTCTTGTTTCCCATAGATCAAATCTACATTTTCTACCTTTTTTAGTTCTAATTATTCCTTCTTCATTAGCTTTTTTCATACATCTATCTGATAAAAGTTTTACAAAAGGAACTTTACGATTGTATTTAGATATTAGTATTTCAGCTTCTTCTTTAGATAAGCCTAGTGAATTAGCTAATTTGTTTTTACCCATACCATACATTAAACCAAGCCCAATTGTTTTAGCTTGTGATCTTTCTATACCAACTAATTCAGCAACTGTTTGGTGAAAGTCTGCTGATGCATTTTCATATGCTCTTACAAGTTCTTGAGATCCTTCATAACCCTCTCCAATAGATGCCGCATAGTGAACAACCATTCTTGGTTCTTGTTGTGAATAATCAAAGGAACCCCACTTATGATCTTCTTCTGGTAAGAATAAACCTCTAATCTTTGGCCCAAATTCTTTATTACGCGCAGGAAGTTGCTGTAGGTTAGGGTTAGACATAGATAGTCTTCCAGATACAGTTCCACCAGAGTCTGATCTTAATTGATTAATCTCTGCATGAACTCTACCTTTATGTTCATACTTTAATATACTTGCAAGAAATGTATTATGAAATTTATTAATTTCTCTTGCTTGAACTATTAATTGTGAGATTTCATATTTAGAATTATGTAGCCAGTTTTGTGTAAATGAAGGCTCTCCTGTTTTTTCAGTTCTAGGATAAACAATTTTTAATTTATCATAGGCTTCTCCTATTTGTCTTGCAGCCCAAATATCTATATCTTTACCAATAAGCTTATTAATCTTTTGTAGTATAACTTTTTCTTGTGCAGCAAAGTCTATAGTTAATTTATTTGCTCTCTCCACATCAACTCTAACACCTCTTTGGCGCATCTTAATAAGAATAGGTAATAAATCAGATTCTAATTCCCAAGTGGTAGTTAAGCTCTGTTTACTAATCTCATGCTTGAAACGTTGCCACAACAGGTACGTGAGCCGTGCATCTTGTTCAGCGTAAAAACCAACATGCTCCGCAGGTAGTTTCCACATCTCAGCCTTAGGATCTACACCATGGTCTTTTGCAGCTTCTATCAAATCTGTTTCTGCTTTAATCTCTCCTAAATATTCAAATGCTAAATTGTTTAATGAGTATGATCTTCTGTTCTCATCAATTAATGCTGCTGCTATCATGGTATCTACAATCTCGCCATTAACTTTCATACCCATAGCTTGTAACCAACCTAAATCGTATTGAGCGTTATGAAATATTTTTGTATTAGGTAATGCACAAACAGTTCTAATGTATCTAATAACTTGTTCAGGAACCATATTACCACCAGCAAAGTGATCAAATGGATAATAACCTTGCCAACCATCTACTGCTACTGCAAAACCAATTACCTTTCCATTGTTAGTTGCCCAACCGGCACCTAATCCTTTAGTAATACCATCGTCTCTTGTTTCTAAGTCAATTGCTATTTCTGGATATTTTGATAAATCTTTATATTCGTTTGGACACGACCAAATACTTTTCTTAAACGTCATTGATAGTTGTAAACTAGTCATTGTAATCTCTTTCTATTATCATTTGTATATAATGTATTGCTTTTTGTAAGTCTTCTTTTTTTCCTTTATCTTGGTGACGACATATATACTTGATTGCATTACCTTCTGCAAACAATATTTTATTGTCATTAATAAACTTTGAAGGTTGAATAACATA